TAGGGCGGCGCCGGCGCGCGAGTGCGTCGGCGGTGTTGGCCAGGCATAGGGCCAGAAGGGGGTCGGTCAGCGCTTCCTCGAGGGTGCCGCGCAGCTGGGCCGCGCGGTGAGCGTGGGCGAGGGCGGCTTGGTCGGCGATCGGCGCGGCCATCATTTGCCCTCCCGAACGAACACCCACGCGCTGACCGTCGTCGACGTCGTCGGCAGGTTGCTCTGCTGCTCGCGGATGACGCTGTTGACCTTCTTGATGTCGACGAAGCGGTAACGCTTCGAGGTCTTGAGCACCTTCTTCAGATCGCGCAGTGCTGGCACCTGCTGACGGGCCTCGCTGGCGACGGTGATGAAGTGGTTGAGGTTGACGGCGATCAGGCTGTCGTCGCGGCTGTGATTCAGCTTCGGCGCGGCTGGATCTGGGCCGTCCAGGTACTCGAAGGCTTCCCAAAACTCTTGCACCATCGGGTGATCGCTGCTGATGGCGGCCTGGCGCTCGATGGCCATGGTGCGGATCTGGCGGTGCAGGGCGTCGCATTGGTCGGTCGTCATGGGCACGAGTTCTGCCAGGGCGTCGGCCAGCGCGGCCAGCTGCGCATGGTTCTTGGCGATCCGCGTGCTTTTCACCTCGGGCATCGCCAGCATCGCCCGCTCATGGACGGGCGTGCGCTCGGCCAGCGTCTTCAGCACGTCGCGTTCGGCCTGGGCGGCGCGCAGGATAAAGCCGCTCACGTCTTCCACGGGCATCGACTCCAGCGCCATCGCCGCTTCACGCGTCGCCGGCGTCTGGGCTGCTCGGTCGAACGTCAGGTGCACGATGCGCTGCAGGATGGCGTCCGACGCCGACACCTCGGCGTTCTGACTGATGACGATGGCGCCGCGAAAGGGCGGCTCATACGTCTCGTTGCCGCTTGTGACCATGCCGCGCGCGCGAACCGACCGGCCGTTGTACGCGGTCTTCAGTTCGTCCCAATCGAACGACTTGGCGTGGCTCTGGGCTTCGCCGATGCGCTCGCGGTCGGACTCGATCAGCACGACCGGCAGGCCGGACACCTGGGCGAAGTTCCGAGCACGCGCAGCGAGCGACGACTTCGACGGGTCGAAACCCTCGTAATCGCGCCGGCCGAAGAGCTTCCAGAGGAACTCGATGAGCGTGGACTTCCCGGCGCCGGCCTCGCCGACGACCTCGAGGAAGGGAAACGACTTCTGTTCCGCGCGGATCTGCTCGGCATACAGCGCGCCGAGCCAGAACGTGAGCGCCGCAAGACCCTTGGCACCGAAGCACGTCCACAGCAGGCGCAGCCAGTCGGCCTTATAGGCGGACGGCTCGCGCTCGATGGTCAGTTGAACCGACGCGTTCAGCGACTTCACCGACAGCGTGCCGATGTCGAAGAAGTCTTCGGCGTTGATCTCGAACACCTTGCCGTCTTTCACGGCCACGTCGCCCAGCACATAGCATCCGTGGTCGCGGCTGTACCCGATGTAGTCGATGGTTTCGACACGTTTGATGGCGTACAGCTGGCGCTCCATCATGCGCTCGAGCATGGCGTTCGTGCCGCTGTAGACAGCGCCCGGTGCCATGCCGAGCAACCGCTTCTTGAATTCGCTGGCCGTGCTGACCTGGCTCGCGCTGAAGGTGTTCTTCACCGCTGCGCCGCCGTGAGGGAACGACACGCGGAAGTAGTACCAGCTTTCGTCGGTGAGCTTGTTTTCCTGGAAGTACAGCGGCTGGGGGTAGCAGTTGGCAATGGGGCGGATGCCGCCGGCCTCCGACAGTGCACGCTCACGCATCTGCTCTTGCGTCAGGGTGTGGTCGCGCTGTTCCTCGCCGATGCGATCCATCGCCTTGTTGTAGGCGTCGAGGTCGAGCTTGAACCAGTACAGCCGATTCTCGAATTCAAGATCGAATTCGGTGCGCTTGTTGTCGTGCTCGTAGATCAGCAGCGCCTTTTCGCTGGCCGACGCCGCGATGAGCACCGCGCCGTGATGGCGGTACTCCGTCATGGCGGCGGTGCCGAAGTGGCTGGGGCGGCCCTCGTCCCTGAAGCGGTCCATCAGGTGCAGATCGTTCCAGTCGACTTTGCGCGCCTTCTGCGGGATGACGGCGGCTTTCGTGATCCAGCCATCATCACGCGAGCGGTCGGCGAACTTCTTGATGCCGGCGCGGCCGGCGGCGTCGCCATCGAGCGCCCAGACGATGATCGTGGGCTGTCCATTGCGCGCCTGGCGGTACCTCGCAAGCGCCTCGCGCGGGTAGTTGGTCGACGACATGCACGCGGCGGCAGCAATGCCCTGATGCATGAGCGCGATCGCGTCGAAGATGCCTTCGACGACCCACAGTTCTGCAGTGTCGGCCAGGTCCAGGGTCGGCGGCTGCCACCACTCGCCGACGTACTTGCCGCCGGTCTGGAAGCGCGCCTTCTGCTTGCCGAACCGCTCGGGCTGGTCGATCAGACGTTCCCACCAGGTGCCGGCGACGGGAAAGCGCACGGTCGACGAGCTTTGCGCGCCGCGTGCAAACGTCTCCTGGGTGAACCAGCCGCGGATCTTGGCCAAGTCGAAGCTGCGGCCGTCGCGCAAGTACGCCTCCGCGGCCGCATTCGGATTGTGGGGTTCTTCGCGCTGTGCGCGTTCCGTCCATCGGGTGAAAAGGTCGGAATACAGGTCTTTCACATGGAACTCCGCGCCGCATTTGTTCATGCGGCCGCAACGCAGCACCCAGGGGTGCTCGGCATTGGTGTAGAGCTCCTTCTTCCTGCAGGCCGGGCATGTGCCCTGGCGAAGCCACCCGCCGACTTCCTTGAAATGGAATTCGCCGAGGCGCTGCAGGATGTCGTCGTGGAGTGTGGGGTTCATTCTGTCGGGTGCGTAATGCGGTCGATCTGCAGGGGCCGGCGGCCGCTCAGCTGAGGTTCGCGGCTGTCAACCTGCCGGCGTCGGTGCGCGGCGCGGTCATGCCGCCACGAAGCACTACGGTGTCGGCATCCAGCCGAAGCAGGTGCAGCAGGTGGGCGGCCGTGATGGCGCGGGTGATGCCCTGCGCCGGATCGAAGACGAAGACGGTGGAAGAGGTCGACCGATCCAGGTCGATGCGCAGGCCTGTGCGGCTGCTCTCGACTTCACCGATGGCATGCGCGGCCATCGTTTCAGCGGTCTCGGCCGACAAGTCAGCTTTCGCCATCAGCATCTGAACGATCTTGCCCATCAGCGCGTCGCGCATCGGATGGCGAAGATCCGCCGGCAGGCGAGTACGGGCAAACTCGACGGCCTCGAAGTGCAGGGCGTCACGGTCGGTTCTGGCGCGGCTCATAGCAAGTTTCCTTGGCGAGGGTCGGTAAGCGCGGCGATCTGGCGTGCGCGGTCGACGTGGGGCGACATCGGCACCATCACGTCGGGGTTCAGGACAGGGGGGAGATTTAGCGAGCGCGCCGCCTCGAGGGTGGCGACCCACGCGAAATTGCAGTCGAGGTTCTGACAGACGAAGGTCAGCTCGCGCATCGTCGTGGACATCTCGCGGCTGCGACGAACGATCGAGCGTGTTCCGCAATGCGGGCAGCACATGGAAATGACCACGATGAGTTATTTCCGGCGGCCGCGTTCGCGCAGGAATGCCGCGAAGCCGCGATTCATCATGATCCGAGCGAAGGCAGCCAGCGACCGGCAATCCTCATCGGCGAAACGCCGAAGCTCGTCCATCTCTTTCTGCGTGACACGCAACCCGATCATCCGGGTTGGAGCCTTTCGCTCACGAACAGGTAGCTTTGGTGTACGTTTCATGTTGTGACAGGTGATATCAAGCGTGACGCCTTGAGTATGGAAAACAAACGTTTACCTGTCAATACATTTGGAAAGCATATGTCTACTTTGGGAGAGCGTTTACGCGAGGAGCGTGAGCGCCTTGGGCTCAACCAGACTGCACTGGGGGAGATGGGGCGGGTGAGCAAGGTGTCGCAAATCAACTACGAGACAGGGAAGCGGTCACCTGCTGGCGACTATCTGGCTGCTGTGGCAGTTGTAGGCGTCGATGTTCTGTACGTAGTTACTGGCGTTCGCACCCCAACGGGACCAGCAGCTTTGGACGCAGATACCCAGGGAATGGTCGACCTGTATCAGAGGCTTCCGGTCGAAGACCGGGTCGCCATGAAGCGACTTGCCAATTCGGCAGCTGAACATGCCGGAGAGCCGAAGAAGCGCGCGCGCGGCGGCGAATGACTCCGCGTATTAAATGGCTTGTAAGAATAATTAAGCTGCAAACGAAAAACTAAGCTGAGGCCGTATGTCAACTGCAAACACGCGCGCAAAGGTGGCCGTGATGGGACAATTCGAACAAGTTGAGCGACGGAAACTCGCATTTTCATTTCGACGTGTTCAGAACCATTTAAACGCTGCCGGTATGCCTAGCGCGCAAGGATGGGACGCGTTGCGCGAAAAATATGATGCAATGGGGGTGGATAAGGACTGGACCAGCTTCGTTAACCCCGTGAAACAACTGCAGTTGGCATCACTCAGCAGCGGAAAGACAGCGGTGTCGGTATTTGAGATTGGCATTCCGCAGGTAACTTTGATGGCGGGGAGGGCGGCCGAACTGTTGGACCTCCAGTCTCCGTTCCACGCACGCTATCCGCGACTACTGGCAGACACGAATCTCGCTGCGGAGTCCATGAATGGGAAGTTCATTCGGCGCTTGGTATATGCCGACGGTTCGATAGCGTTGGTGGCGTGCGGGAAGCGGATTTACCGAGAGCGCGTAGTCCTAGCCTTAACAGCCACGCAACGCGCCGCGCTCGGCTCTTTCGACCAAGTGATAGGTGTGAGAGACCATATCGTTCAGTTCTTTGATCGTGTAGTTTTTCGACCGAGCCTGGGCATTGTCGATATTTTTGTTGATCAATGTTGTCCCGGCGGATTGCCAAAAGATCAAATTGAGAGCATCCAGGACTACTATGCGGTGATAATAAACAATCATTTTCGTAGCAATTTTTCTGGCAATGTTTTTCCTGGTAGAAAAAATCTTTTTCCGCTAATACAACAGTTCTACGATGATCCTGACGGGCGCGTCACCGAGCTGAGCCATGCCACCTCTACGAATTCGATAAAGCATGAAAAAATGCGAGGCAAGGAGGATGATTTGCGTTCCGAGGAGTTTCATTCGGTCGGGCTCGGTGCGGTCGACTTCACAGACATCTTCGCGATTAAGAAAGAATGGCCGAGCTTCGGCGGTATCGGCCTTCCGTCTATCGAGTTGCCCGGACAGTTTTCGGCTGCTTCGGATGTCACGCCACGCTTGGAATATGCAATAATCGACGGGTGCGCTAAGAGAATCGAGGTCGAGGGAATGGTAGGTAAACTTCACTGAATGCGTTCATGAAACTTCAGGTTGCCATATCTCTGATTAATGAGGATCTCGGGCCTATGCCTGAAATCCGTGATATGTGTATTTCCATCGTCAAGTACCTCGCATCGGCCGATCCGAAGCTACTTCGACGTGTTTCGTTTCGCATGTTGCAGGAGATCACCAAGGTCGAAGACCCTGCCGAGATGCTCCCTGCTGTTCAATATTTGAACGGAGCTAGAGTTAAGGCTTTGGCTCTAAGATTTAATTTTGTTATCGACGACTACGAGGCAGAGATTGATGCCGATGTTGTCGAGACGGCACGCTCAGAAGGGCGCTTTTATCATCCAGAGACTGGCGATCCGGTCGACAATTTTGAAAGCAAGATATTCGTTCATTTCGTGCCTGGTAAGGACGGTGTCGAGTTTGCTGGGGCGGAATCTGAATGAGCCTCGGTGATATGTCGCTGGCTACTCTGGCCAGTCTGGGAGATCTCCATCCGACCTACGCGCGTGTCGTGCAGCGTATGTTGGTTGCCAGTTATCCTGCCTTCGTCGATCTGCTTCATAAAGATATCGATGCCTGTGTCGGCATTTTGGAAGAGGATCCAGGCGCGCGGGGAGAAAGTGGCGAAGATTTTCTCACTACTGAAATCGCCGGCATGCTGCGTTGCATGTCTTACGACGCCAGGAGGGAAGAGCGCGTAGGTGGTCATGCTGATCTGGTCGTTCGCCATGCACAAGGCTATCTCTGGGTCTGCGAGGCGAAGGTTCATGGTGCCTACGATCATCTGCTTCAGGGTTTCAATCAGTTGGTTACTCGTTACTCGCTGGGTACACCGAATTGCGATCTGGGCGGGGTGCTGATTTACATCCGCAATAAGAACGCAGCCGCCGTTGTGGCGAACTGGAAAACCCATTTAACGGTTCATGGCGGTCCCGGCCTTGTCTTCGAGACATGCAATGCGCGCGATGATCTGGCCTTCTATAGCACGCACAATCATGAGCGAACGGGCCGGCCATTTAAAATTCGGCATATGGGCGTAGTCCTAAATTTCGACCCTCAAGATAAAGCTCAGCCTTCGACCGCAGGCACGGGATCTCACGCCTCGGCATCGGCGCCTCCTTTGCAAGTCGCCGTGGCTGCGATCTTGCCGACAACGCCGACAGCGACTCAAACGAATTGATTGGTAATCGTTTTGACTGACGACCGGAGCAGGTCGACTGCGCTCAATCGTCGCCGTCCGAAGTGTCCGGCGGATCTTCGACCAGGTCGGGCCGGTCGGTGGTCTCGAGCTCGAGTGATGTTGTAAATCCGCTGCTGCTGAGCTCGTGGACGGCGCGTGCTGTGATCCAGGTCGTGGCGCTGATCTGCTGCTTCATGCCGGTGAAGCGGACGCTCGTCTGCGGTGCGAGATCCGCGCGTCCGTAGGCCAACGTGAAATGCATCGTTGCGGCGCCACGCTGGACCCGCTCCCATTCGGCCTTCGCGGCGTCCAGCGCGTCGCGCTCGCTGGCATAGGTGTCGCGCAGCCGCTTTGCGTTGCCGGACACGCCGGCGATGACGCTGCGCCGCTGCGCTTTCCTCGGGTCATGCCAGTACGCGCGCACGCCGCTGTAGGAGTCGCGCCCGGCTTCCTGGTACCGGTGTCGATCGCCGTCGACGCGCGCGATCGTGATGGTGGGCAATGGCGTGCCGCTGGCCGTCGCCGACATGCGCGCCGGCAGGAACAGCAGATGGCCCGATTTCACAGTGGCCACGGCGTCGAAGCGCTTGCCGAGCCTGGTCAGGAAGTGCAGGTCGGATTCCGCCGCCTGGTCGATGTGGTCGATCACGGTGCCGGCGGCCGCGCCGACCCGCGCGGCCAGGCCGTGGTCGCCGGCGATCGCGGCGACGATCTGCCCGATCGTCTGGCCGTGGAAACTGCGATCTTTCCGCACGCGCATGGCTTCCTGCATGTCAGCGCTGCGCGCCCGGATGGTCAGGATGTCGGGCGCGCCGCTGTGCTCGACCTCGTCGACAATAAATCGGCCCTTCTGCACCAGGCCGGTGTCGGCCCACCCGAGGGCAACTGTCAGGGCGACGCCTTTGCGCGGGATGGCGACCTGGCCGTCGTGATCGCTGATGACGATGTCCAGCTGGTCGACTTCCTCGCTGCGCGCTTCGGTGATGCGAAGGCTCTGCAGGCGCGGCGCGATCTTCGCGCTCAGGTCTTTCCCGTCGAGCGTCACCCGCCAGGCCGGCGTCCGGTGCCCGCTCATGCCGACATACCCGCGTTGACCAGGTCGCCCGCCATCAGCTGGCTCGAGTCGGCCATGGCGACATCGTCGTCGACCCGACTTTCGTCCACGCGCTTCAGCGAAAGGTCGAACTCGATGCGGCGCGGCGTGCCGTCGCCGAAGAAGAGCGTCGCGGTCTCGGTGAGGTTGTCGATCACGTAAGCGCCGTAGACGCTGCCAGTGCCGTCGACGAGCACGTAGGCCAGTCCGGTATCACCCATCTTGCGTAATGCGTCCAGCGAGGCCCTGCGGCCCTGGATCTGGGGGGTAATCAGGCCGGGCAGGTTCACGGTCTCCGCGCCGATGCCCAGAAACTGATTTCCGTCCCGCGTGCCGATGCGAGCCACGTCGGCGTGCTTCCAGGCGTTCACCCGGCGGAATTCCTGGTAGGCGAGGGTTTCCATGCCGAAGGCGAACAGCCCGAGCGACATCATGTTGTTGGCCATGCTCAATCCCCCCGGTCAGACATGCTCGAGCGGCCGCGCGCTGCGCGATCGCTGTCACGCTGCTCGAGCTGCTGGCGAACGGCGGCCGCGATCGCCTGCGGATCTGCGCCGCCGGTGACGTTGATGTGAATCGTGATGGTGTCGCCGGCGACGACGGGCGCCGGGCGTGCAGCTGCAGCTGCGGCGATCGGCGGACGGGTGTCGAAGCGCAGCGGCTCGGCGTCGCCCAGCACGCCGGCGCCAGCCGGCGACAGCGCGCCGCCGGCGATGAGGGCCGTGGCCAGGGCTTTCGTCGCGCGGATGGCGTCAGGCTGCGCGCGCTCGATGCCGATCGCGGCGCCCTCGCTGATGTTCCCGCCGTAGCCGATGAACACCCGGCTCGGCGAGTGGATGCCCAGCTTCTCCTTGAACCATGACATCGTGCTGTCGGCCGCGCCGCCGATCGCGTCCTTCACGACGCCCAGACTGTTCGAGATCCCGGCCGCGAACCCCTGCAGGACCATGCTGCCGGCCTCGGTGAACTTCGCGGGCAGGTCCACGCCCAGATAGCTCATCACGGCCGCGAACGCGGTGTAGAGCAGCCCGACCGGCGACCAGTTGACCAGCATCGCGCTGATGCTGCCGATGCCGCCGCTGAATGCTGTCTGCACCTGGCCCCAGAGACCGACGAAAAACGCCTTGATCGGATCCCAATACTGGTAGATCAGCAGCGCCGCCGTGCCGATCGCCGTGACGGCCAGGCCGATCGGGTTGGCCACCAGCGCCATGGTGACGGCGCGCACGGCGCCGAGCAGGAAGGGCAGCGCGCCCCTGGCTAGGCCCATCAGCACGCCGCCCAGGCCGCCGCCAGCGATGCCGAGGTAGGACATGGCCAGCTTCAGCCCGGCCAGCGGGATGAGCACGCTTCCCACGATCAGCATCAGGCCGCCGAAGGCGAACAGCAGCGTCGCAATCACGGCGACCACGCGCCCGATCGTCGCGACAAGCTCGGGATTCGCTCGCGCCCACGCGCCGACGCTCGAGGCCATGCGGCCCAGGTAGTTGAGGACGGCCTTCATGTCGGGTGCCATCGCAGCGCCGATGTCGGCCAGGGCGTTGGTGTAGCTGCCGCCGGCGGCGTCCGCGACGTTCTGCAGTGTGGTGAGCTGCGCCTTCACGCGCTCCTGCAGGGACGCCTGGCCGTCGAGCTTGCCCTTCATTTCCTGGTACCCGGCCATGCCTTTCGACATGATCGTGTTGACGACCTGCAGCGTCTCGGCGTCGTCGCCGAAGAGCTCCTTCAGCACGCTCATGCGCTTCATGCTGTTCAGGTCTTTCAGCTTGTCCAGCTGCGCGAAGAGCTTGTCGAGCCCGCCGAACTCGCCCTTGCCATCGGAAAAGTCGAGTTGCTGCTTCGGGTCGAGCAGGTCGTTCGCCTTGCCCAGCTTCTTGATGTCCAGCGTGGACTGGACGACCTTGCGGATCGCGTTGCCCGATGCCTCGCCCGCCATGCCGGCCTGGTCCATCATCGCGACGAGCGGATTCAGCATCTGCACCGCCTCGAGGCCTTCCTTCTTGATGAGGCTCAGCGCCGGCGCGATCTTGCTGTAGGCGTTCAGCATGTTGTCGGGGTCGACGCCGGCGTAAAACCCGCGCTGGATGGCATCCATCAGCCCCATCATGTCGCCTTCGGTCGTGCGCGTGGCGTCCTGCATCTTGGCCGAGAACTCGGCGGCGCCGTCGAAGGGCATCTTCAGCAGCACGCCGGCGTAGGCCGTGGCCTCGCCAAGCCCGCCCAGGATGGCCTGGTCGCTCATGCCCTGACGTTTGAGCATGGTCATCATGTTCTGGAAGTCGGCGGTCGTGCCGGGTAGCAGGTCGCCGAGCTCGGTGGCCAGCCGCTTGATCTTCTCGTACTGGTCCGACACCTCGGCGCCCTTGCCCATCATCGACACCTGCAGCTGCGTCGCGGCGTCTTCCGCCGGCGCGAAAGCCTGCACGATCGCGCTGATCGGCGTGGTGACGGCGTAGCCGGCGCCGATGGCCACCGCGCCCGTCGCGGCTATGCTGCCGGCGGCGCTCTTCGACTTCGCATAGGCGGCATGCGCAGCGCCGAGGCGCTTCAGGCGACTCGCCTGGTCGGTGATCTGCCGATTCGTCTGGTCGATGTTCTCGCGAAGCCGGATCTCGTCGCGCGCCAGGTTGGCGGTCGACACGCCGGCGGTGGCCAGCCCGTCGCGAAGGCGCTGGAGCTCGGCACGCTGCTCGGCCTCGGCCGCCTCCAGCCGGCCGGCCGCGCGCACGGCGTTGTCGAAGTCCCGTTGCATGCCGCGCGTGGGCTCGGCAGTCCCGCGCATGGCGTTGGCCAGGTCGCGCACCTTGGCGCGCGCCTGGTCGAGATCTCCGCGCGTCTTGGCCAGACCCTGCGACAGTTCGCGGAACTCGCCCACCTCGCGCTGCGCGGCGTTCAGCTGCTTCACCTTGTCCCGCAGTGCTTTCATCTCTCGGCCGGCTGCGGTGGCGCCGCCGAGGATCCGATTCAGCGGCGCGGTGATGTTCTCCATGGCGCCCAGGATGATGCGAAGGCGTAGGTCGTTGCTCATGTCTCGGATCCACTTCGTTGCCGGGCGCGCTCGCGCCAGGCCATCAGGTCGGCCAGGCCCATTTCATTCATCGCGGCCGGTGGCCAATGGAAGACGACCGCGATGTCTGCCATCGCGTCTTCTACTGCGCGAGGGATTCCCGCTGTGCCTTCTTGAGCAAAAAACTTGCGATGCTCACGCCCATTTCGGTCAGGTCGGCCGGGTCCAGCGCGCGCACTTCGTGGTCGACCAGGCTGGGCGTCGAGATCCGGGGAATCAGACGGGTGAGGGTGCCGACTTCCATGGCGGCGACCTCGTGCAGCGACAGGCCGCGCAGTTCGCCGGCGGAAGGCTTGCGCAGCGTCACGGCGGCGATGGTCTGGTCACCGCGAACGATCGGCACGTCGAGGGTGACGATCACGTCGCTGGTGGGCGTGGCGGTGGTGGTGCTTGCGGCGTTGGCCATGGTGGCTCCGGTGGTGTGGTGAAGGGTGCCGGCGGGCAGGCGCCGCCGGCGGAAGATCAAACGCCGATCGCGCGGCGGTGCTCGGCTAGGCGGTCGACGCCGCCATAGATCTCGATCATGTTGATGAGGTCGATTTCCACGTCGACGACGCCATTGACCGATTCCTTGTAGTAGGTCGCATCGGTGGTGATCTTCGTCGTGGTGTCCTCGCCGGGCTTCATCTCGCCCCGGTCGATCTCGTTGTGCCGGCCGCGAATGACGATCTCGACGGCGTCGACAGCGCCGGTGTCGTCACGCTGCAGCGAGCAGACGAAACGCAGCATCACGCCGCTCGCCGACGCGTTGCCCATCTGCTGGATGACCTGGCGGGCGTAGCCGCCCACCGTCCATTCGATCTGAAGGGCATCGTCGTCCAGGCCGTGGTCGACCTTGACGGCGCCGGCCAGGCCGCCGCCACGGAAGGGCTCATTCTTGCGGGTGAGCTTCGGCAGGGTGAACGATTCGGCCTCGCCCACGTAGGTGCGGCCTTCGTTGAAGATGTTGAGGTGCTTGAGTTTGGCGGGCAGGGCCATGTGTTACTCCGGCGGGTGGTTGGGTGACCAGGTGCGCCGCACCTGGTCGGATGGCGATCAGCCGTTGATGCGCGACGCGAAGTCGATCAGGTAGGTGTCGGTGATTCGCTGCTGGAAATTCAGGTTTTCCAGCGGCGGGACCGGCGTGTAGTCGTAATCGATCGTGAGCTTGCCGCTCTTCAGGTTGTCGACGCTGTTCACCTCTTCGTCGTACCAGGCCTGGCCGTCGATGATGTACCCGCGCGCTTTCAGGTCGGCGAACTTGCGATTGATGCCTTCGATGATGTCGCGGATCAGCGAGGGATGCATCGGCGCGTCGACCGGCCACATATGGGCCTCGGCGATCGTGTCGGCGATCACCTGCGCCGTGCGGGTGTAGTTCTCGAACGGGAACAGGCTGTCGGCGCCGGCGCAGGTCCGGCTACCCCAGAAGCGGAAGCCGTTGTGGTTGATGAGCGTCGTGACATCGAGGGCGTTCAGGTAGCCCGCATCGGTGGCCGGGTTCTGCAGATCCCAGAACACGCTGCGGCTGATCCCGGTCACGTTGTTCACGACGACGTTGGACAGCGTCTTGTGCCAGCCGACCTCTTCGTCGAGCTTGGCGCGCAGGCCGAGGGCGACGGCGGTCGACGACAGCGTCGACGCGCTGCTGGTGACGGTGTTCCAGTTCTGGAAGTCCGGCCAGATCACCATGATTTCGCGCTGGCCGAAGGATTCGCGGTAGGCCGCGACCTCTTCCTTCGTCTGGCAGTCCCACGCCGACACGTAGGCGAAGGCGCGCAGCTGCTCGGCGACGCTGGCCAGGGCAACCGCGACCGCCTTGGTATCCAAGCCAGGCGCGCCGAGGATGCGCGGCTTGACCTGCAGCTGGCTCTGGGCGGCCAGCAGCGCCCGCATGCCGGTGTACTGGCCTTGCGCGTTGGTGCCGCCGATCACGTTGGTGGTGGTCTCGGCTTCGTCGTCGCCTTCGGCCACGCGCACGACGATCGTGAGCGGGCGCGCTTGGCTCGCGATCGCGTTCAGCGTGCGGGCGAGGGTGCCGGTCGTGCCAGCCTTGCCGACAGCCGTCAGCACGTTGGTGACGAGGACGGGCACGTTCAGGGGGAACATGGTCGCGTCGGCATCGTCGGCCGTGGCGATCAGGCCGATGACGGCGGTTGCGATGGTGCGGATCGGGCGCGTGCCGGCGTTGATTTCGACGACGCGCGTGCCGTGGTGGTAATCGGTGGCCATGGAATTCTCCGGGAGGCGGTTGTATGGACTGCGGCAGCGGCGCTGCCAGGGAAACGGGGCGCGGGCTATGCCTGCGGCGTCCAGTTCGACGGACGTTCGGACAACTGCACGGGTGCGGCAAGGATCTCGCCGGCGCGGGGTTCCTTGATGAGGCCCTTCGCCACCAGCGCCTGCAGGCCTTGCTGGGCGTCTTCGCCGTTGAGGTCGATGTATTCGCTGACGGTCACGAACAGCATCACGTCAGCGACGACGATGTCTGTTTGCTGCGCGGCGGTGATGACCGCGCGTTCCTCGAGGGTGAAGCGCTTCAGGAATGCCAGCCGGGTGATGCGCCTGTCCTCGACGACCGGGGGCGTCGGCAGGTCGGGCGTGGGTGCGGGCGGCGCCCAGCCGTCGCCGGACAACTTCCAGCCAGGCCGGATATCGTCCGGTACGGGAGCGAATTGGGCAGCAAGGGCCGGGTGATACAGCTTCGGATTGCCGGTGATTTCCGCGACGGTATCGCCGTCGAAGCGTGCGTAGTTCGTCATGGCTCAATACTCCACAACGACGGAACCATTGCCGCCGTAGGTGATCGGGTAGGACTGTCCTGGAACGACGGGGATTTCGCCCATCGCGAAGCCGCCGCCGCCGCCGCCAGGCCCTTGCATACCGGTCCTGCCGCCGCCGGTATACGGTTGCGCCTGCGCGCCCGGCGAGGACCAGAACCCTTGTGTCGAGACCTGGCCGCCTGAGCCGCCCGCCGACCATCCAGCGGCCACGGTTGCCGCCCCTCCCTGGCCAGGGCCGGCCGCACCAGGAACCCCGGTGTAGGGAACGCCCAGGTTCGGGAACGATTCGCCCGGAAACCGCGCGTAAAGGGAGATGACGCCCATCAAGAATGCGTCGCCTGCAGCTGGGTTTGCTGGTGTGCCGGATGCGCCAGGCGTGCCGCCAATCTGGCCGCCGGGAGTCGCGTCGCCGCCGTTGCCGAGGACGGACCCAGCCGCCCCGCCGGCGCCGCCGGCATAGGCCGAGCCCGAACCGCTCCAGGACGGCGTATCCGAACCCTTGCCCCCGTTCGCCCGGTAGTCACCGCCGATGCCGACGCCGCCGGTGCCGCCCGTGCTGCCCGGTACTGCTCCGCCACCAGTCGCAGAGATCAGCCCGCCGAACGAACTTGTCGGCCCGGCCCCCGGTGTGCCGAACACCGACCCCGACCCCGTGCAGCGAACGCGCACCAAGGTGACGCCGGGCGGGCAGACCCATTGCACGGTCACGGAATCGCCGGACCCGCTCTCGTGCCCGAAGAGTCGGAACCGCATGGAGCCGAACGGCTCCATGCGACCACGAGCGGACGCCCAGGGCAGGCCGGCGACGGCCGCCGCAACGGCCGTGGGGGCTGCGGTGAGGAAGCGGCCCATTACGCCGCTTCCTCGAAGCCATGCACGCGCACGCTCACGTCGGCGGTTGACGCGCGAACGAATACCTTTTCACCGGCCGAGCACACGACGCCGCTGCGCTCGAGCACGCCATTGGCGGGCACAGACGTGTCGTACTCGAGGAAGTCCGCCGCCGTGGGGGCGCCAGCCGATCCGACGCCGACCGCGATGCGGACCTTGGCGGCGGCCGCGCCTTTGTTGCAGGCGCTGATGCTCACGGTGGCCACCGTCGACGCCGGCACCGTGTAGATCGCGGTGTCGACGTTGGCGGTGGTCAGCGCGGCGGCGCCGAGTTTGCCTGCTGCCATGCTGGGCTCCTTAGAAAGTGGCGTGGAAATACCGCTGGGCGCGGGCGCCGCGTAGCAGCGCCTGCATGCGCGCAGCGGTGAGGTACTGGGTATGCGGGTCTTGCGTTGGGTTGACGTGTGCGGACAGTGACGCGGCCAGTTCGATATCGGTGGCGATCGCGGGCGGCAGCTGCGACAGCGGCACCAGGCCGTCGCCGTCGAGCGATGCGACGCCATCGGCCACGCCGCGCTGCGCCTTGCGCAGGTACTGCGGGTGCGGGTCGGTCTTCGCTTCGTGCGCAGCGATGGCGTTCATCAGCGCCTGGTGAGTGGCCACCGACACCGACGGATCGACGGTCAGTTGCACCAGCGAGGCATTGCCCACCTGCAGAATCATGCGAATGACCAGGTCGCGGCCGCTGCCCTCCGTCAGGACAGGCTTGTAGGTCTCGGGGAAGTTGCCCACCGCGAGCAGGCGCGCGGCGGCGCCGCCGATCAGGCCGATCTCTCGCACGGTCCAGCCGCCGACCTCGGTCGGTACGACGGCTTCCACGATCAGCCACGAAGGGTTTTCGGGGTCGACCGTGATGCTGCTCAGCGGCACTCGGTGAACCTCGCGCTTCAGCGCCGTCATGGCCTCGGTGGGCACGATCGGCGCCCCGTTGCCGTCGCCGAGCGCCAGGTGAGTGAGCTCGACAGTCGTGCCGGCCGCTTGCGCGTTGATGACCGCAGCCGCGCCGCTGGTCGTCAGCAGGGTGAAGTAAGTGCTCATACGGCCCTTGGATAGATGGAAGTGGTTGCACAGTCGTAGTGCCCGATGCCAGCGCTCACGCGCAGCGCCGGCGCTGTGATGTCGGCGACCTGGTGCGGCTGGATCGTGACCTGGTCGCCGCCGAGCGCCGCGCACCCGGCGTAGACGGCCCCCCGGCTGGCCACAGAGATGACCAGGCGGCGCAAGTGCGACCTGGCCGGCTTGTACGCGTCGATCAGCTGGGTGATCTGGGGGTAGAGGTCTTCGGTCAGCGGGCGGTCGGTGACGGCGATGTCGACATCGAATTCCGCCCAATGCGCGCCCTCGGGGCGCTCGATCAGCTTCGCGCTGTCGACCACGCGTGACAGGGCACGCTTGACGGCCCACGGCGTGCCGCGCCGGCGGTGCAAAGCGAAGGCCTCGGCGATGGCCGTGCGCTTGTTCGCTTCCGACCAGGTCGGATTCCACTCGTCGACGGCGACCGACCAGGCAAGCCACGGCAGCAGCGCCGCACCGATCGCGTGCGGGTTCCAGGCGTCGCGCGCCGGCGTTGGCAGTGCGGTCGCCTCGGCGAGCGTTTCAGCGGTCGCACGGGCGAGCGGCGTGGCGTTGGGGGCGAGCAGGCTACCCATTCGACGCCTCGATCGTCACGGCCGTGCAGAGCGTGGCGCCCAGCGGGCCGGGGTCCAGCAGGATGTCGGTATTGGTGTCGGCAGCGGGCGCGACGAGCTCCACCCGCGTGACGCCCGGCTGGCGAAGCGCCGCGATCAGGCCCGACCTGGTCACCTTCACGCCCAGGCGATATGCCTGCTTGACGTGCGCCCACACGGCAGCGTCGGCCGCTGCCTTCACAACCGCCGTTTCCGGGCCGGCGCCGATCTCGATCGCGGCGATTACTTGGTACGTCGTGACCGTGGCGCCGACGACCGACACCCGATCGTTGAGCGGCCGCACGGTTTCACCGCTCAGCGCCGCCAGGACCGTCGCGAGCAGCGAAGGACCGGCAGCACCATCAGCCGCGCGACTGAGGATCGTCACCAGCACGTCGCCCGGCGTCGGGCTGGACACCGCCGCGTCGAGCACGTCCGCATGTGCCTGGCGCGCGTGCTTCAGGTATGCGCCGACCGGGCCGGCGCTGCTGAAGGCATACGGCGCCTGCTGGATGCGGGCGCGCAGCGTGGCGTCCGACTCGCCGGCGAGCCGCTGCGTGTCGGTAAGGGTGCCCAGGTGATCGAGCATCGCGCCGGTGGCGGTGGCCAGCAGCACGGCCAGCACGGAATCATTCACGCGCTGGCGCAACGTCATTTCGAGATAGGCGTTTTCCTCGAGCAGGGCCACCAGCGGTTCTGATTCGAGCTCGAGCGTTGGGGCAGCGTCGGGGAAGCGTTCGATCAGCCGCGCTTTGCGAGCGGCCAGGATCGTTTCGTAGTCGATGGTTTCGACCGCGTCAGGCGGCGGCAGAAGCGACAGGTCGATGATCGTGCTCATGAGGGCCTTCCGACAGGGACAGACACGGCGACGGCGGACCCGTCGACCAGCGAGCCGGTGATTTCCAGCACGGCGCGGCCGTCGAAACCGATGTGGGTGACGTAGATTCGCGAGATCCGAATCCGGGGCTCCCAGCGCATCAGCGCGGTCGCGGCCGCCGCGTACAGGCGCACGAACGTGCCGCCGGTCGACGGCGCGTCGATGAGCTCCGGGACGAGGCTGCCGTACTCGCGGCGCTCGATGCGCGTGCCGATCAGGGTGCCGAGGATGTCGGCGATCGACTGGCGCAGGTGGGCCGCGCCCTCGATTCGGCGGCCGGTGGTGGCATCCATGCCGATCATGCCGGCGGCCCTCCGGTGCCGTTGCCGCCGGAATTGGTGTGTACGTGGGTCTCCAGCACGACGCCGTTGCTGCTCAGCTCGCCGTCGACCTGGATCAGCGGCCCGGTGATCGTGTTGCCCACGGTGCCGCCGTGGCCGGCGAGGCCGGCCTTGTACGTCAGCAGGCCATGCACGACCAGGTTGCCCATGACATCCGAATCAGGGCATTCGATGGTGAGGTGCTCGGCGGCCTGGACGGTGACGGTGCGAATCCCCGTCAGGCGCAGGTCGCCCGTGGCGTGGTTGTAGGTCGTGCGCGCGCCGTCCGGGTAGTTGACGACGTGTTCGTCGGGGCTCGAGCTCGGCGAGGGGTGAGCATCCGAGTACAGGCCGACGATGGCGGTACCGGCGGACAAGTCGCCATTGGGCGACACCAGCATCACCTGCTCGCCTACCGTTGGCGGCGACCAGGTCGTCGTCGTCCCGGCGCGTGCAGACGCCCAGCGCACGGCGCCGGTGGTGATCTCGCCGAGGTTGACGCGGACGGTCACGGCGCCGTGGTCAACTGCCGCGATCGTGCCGTAGCGAATGAGATTCGCGATCCGGCGTTCCAGTTCTGCAGGGGGGCTCATGCAGTCATGGTGCCGGCGGGGGGATGCCCGCGCAGCAAGCCGGATCGGTAAAGAGGCGCATTACCCACCGCTCGAAAATGAGCGGAAAACGGCGTGGGCTCTGGCTCGGGAATGATACCGCTATCCGCCGCCGGCGATGTGCTTCAGCAACGTGTCGGCAATGAATTCGCGGTCTTGCTCGTTGAGGCCGATGAGCACGCGCGCAGGCGTGACGAGCAGCTGGCCACGGCGTGACGTGCGCCGCTGTCCAAACTGGTGGACGCGGGCGATGGTCGCGCCGCGCCCTTCAAAGCCGACCGCGATTTCGTCGGCGGTGGTCGTCGCCTTGAGGAAGCGCGAGGTCCGCAGCTTGGCGAACATGCCGCGCCGGCGGATCTGGCCAGCTCGTGCGCGAAGACCTTTCGGCATCGGCGCGCGCGGGGCGTATGCGGACCCATCGGGCGCCTTCTGGCTGGCGATGCGCTGGCTTTGGCGCTGCCGGATCTCGCCGCCCACGGCGCGCATCACGCGGCCGCGCTCCGCAGGTGCAAGCCTGGCCAGCAGGCCGGCGGCCCATTCCTCGAGGGCGTCGAAGTCGCTCATACGAAGGGCTCGATGTTCCACCGCGCGACCAGGTCGTCGCGCACGTACAGATCCCACTGTTCGGCCGTCAGGGTCACGCTGGGGTCAGGCGGCTCGCCGATGTGCGTGGCCTCGAGGGCGCCGGGCCGGTCTTCCATCTTGCGCACGATCACGCGTTCCGTCAGATCGAGCTCGATGGACAGGTCGACCGTCTGCTGGTCGATGAACTCCACTTCAAAGCGGATACCCTTGTCGCGCAAGTCGGCGTTGTTGACCAGGTCCGGCTGGTGGACCCGCACCCAGGCCAGCAGCGGCACCATCACCGCAGCAGATTCGCCGGCGTAGTCCGTCAGGATCACGGTCAGGGTGTACCGGTATTCATGGGACAGCGACGCGGCGCCGGTGGCCACCAGGCGGCCCTTGTCCGCGAACACCTGCAGGCGCTCCGGGTTGGCAAGTAGATCCGGATTCGCGGCGGTGAGATGCACTCTAAGGAGCTGGGGTTTCAGCATCGGCGCCGACCTCGATCCGGACCCATTCCTGCAGGGCGTTCAGCCTGGTCGCTACGTCGTCGGCCTCGGCGAAGAGGGCGATAAGATCCGCTCCATCCTCTGGATGAATGTCGGCGCGGCCGGCTCCATCATCCACGCGGGCGGCAGTTGCCGGCGCGGCGCGGCCGGCAGGGCTTGTGCCGGCTCGGGCGGGGCAGGTGGCGCGGACTGACAGCCGGACATCACCAGAAGCGACGCCACGCTGAAGATCAGTGCTGCTTTTTTGAGCATCTTGCAGTTCCTTGAAGTGCCGCTTCTCCGATGCGGCCTGGTCGGCCTTGCGCCGGTTGTCGGCGTCGATGGCCAGCTTCAGCGCGTCGGCTGTGCGCCCGTTCGCCGTTGCGACGCGGTTGGCGGCCGCCTCGCGCTCTTCGGCGTGTTCCTGCTTGACGATGGCCAGCTCTGCATCGTGTCGCCAGCCCTGCACGATCGCGGTCACGATGCACGCCGCGAGCACGCCGGCGATGGTTCTCACGTCAGGCATCGCGAACCTCGAGCTCGAAGGGTTGGCCGCCCATCACCGCCTGGAAGTCGGCGACGGCCTGCTTGCTCTGCATCACGACCTGCTGATGATTCAGCATGCCTCGAGACAGGCCGAGCAGGATGCAGCCCTCGATGTCGCTGCGAAGGCCCTTCTTCGTGTCACCGCCATAGTTGCCGGCGTGGATCAGGATGCCCGACCTGGTCGGCACATTCGCCACGCCGTACACCTTGCCGAACTTGGCCGACTGGACGACGGCGCAGCGGTAGACGCCGGCCGGGATGGACGACTGTTGCTTACGGTTGTCGCGCCAGGGAAGCTCGAGCGTGTTGCAGCCCCAGCCGATTTCGGTGGTCAGTCGGCCGAAAGTGCCGTGGTCCGCGCTGGCCTCGCGTTGGATGATGACGCGCATCATTTTTCACCTCGGAACACGCGAAGCCATTCGGCCGTCCAGCTGACCGCGTCTTCACTCTCGAGGCGCGCGGTCCACCGCATGTAGCCACCCAGGATCCACCAGGCAGGCAAGCCAGCGATCAGCATGCTTGGGCCGAGGATGTAGAGCATGGCCAGGGCGGGATACTCGATGCCCGAGTGCGCCGCGAACCAGCGCGCCGACTCGGTGACGCCTGGCAGCCAGGTTGCGACCAGGATCGCCAGCAGCGGGCCGAACACGCACGAGCAGACGACGGTGGTGGTCACGCGAAGCGCGAACTCGCGGGCAGTCCGGGGCGGCAGCAGCAGCAGCCCCAGAATCGCGGCGAGGGCAGCGAAGACGCCGAAGGCGGCCGCCAACTTCACGGCGGCGAACCCGGCGGCGCCGGCGGTCGTACTGGTGGGTTCCATAAATGCGGCCTTCTGAGCGGTTTGCATGGGGTTTCAGTCCCAGAGGTTGAGCGTGGGCACGATCGCCGCGCCTTGGGGGTCGGGAAGGGCCACGGCCGTGCCTTGCGGCAGGATCGGCCCGAGGTCCGCTATGCCGGGATTCATCAGAAGCACCTGCTCGACGACAGCCCGCGTCGCCCGCAGGTGCCGCCAGCACAGCGCATCGATCGTGTCGCCCTGGCGTGCGACGACTTGCATCAGATGAGCTCGACGGTCAGGTGCGGCGCGCCCAGGATGTCGAGCACGGCGCAGCGGGCGACGCGGCGGGCGTCGTCCACCGACGTTTCCAGCGCGTCGGCCTTGCGGTCGCCGGCGGCCGTCGTATCGAAGTCCCGGTACTGCTCCATCAGATCCGCGCGCGCCAGGTGGTAGACGGCGCGCAGGTAGTGATGCACCAGGCGGCTTTCGCCGGCGACGGAATCGGCGGGCAGCGCGTCGAGCGATTCGGCGCGGGCCTGGTGTCGGACCTTCCAGGCGGCGAGCTCCTGGTTCACCTGAACCATCGCGTCGGTCAGCGACTCGGTGAGGCGCGCCGGCGTCACGTTGGGCGACAGCCGCACGATCTCGCGCGCCAGGGCCGGGTCCACGTCGGGGAACCAGCCGTCGTTCTGGATCTTGGGTGCCGGCGTGCCAGCGGCCGGCGGGCTTTGTGTCGGGGGCAGTGCAGCGAAGGACATGCGGATTCCTAGAGGCGGTGGGCGGGGTTCGGGATGCTGGGAATCAACCCCATCCGTCCCCCCGCGCCGCCATGCGCCAGTGGTGCAGGGTTGGCGGCTTACGCCGCCGAATTCTTGATGTCGGCTTCTAGCGCGGCGATGTCGCGCTTGACGCCGGCGTTCGGGTTGAGCTCGAGGGCGCGGGACAGCGCAGCCAGCGCGTCGGCCTTGTCGCCGGTCTGGCGCAGCGCCAGGCCGAGCGCCTTCAGCAGCTTCGCGCGGGCCTGGTCCGGCATGTCGTGATCGGCCGTCAGCGCGTTGGTGCGAGACAGCACCTCGGCGTCGAAGGGCTGGTCGGCACGCAGGGCGGCCAGGGCCTTGTCGGCGATCTCGTCGGCCAGGACCGTCGCGATCGGGCGTTCGTACTGGTCGGGCAGCACCAGGCTGTGACGCAGCGCGTAGGCCGCGATGTCGAGGGCGCGCCCGAAGGCGCCGGCGTCGATCGCCCAGACGAGCACCGTTGCCAGGACATCGTCCTGGCCGCCACGATCAGCGCCCAGCACGCCGTCCACCCAGGGGAAGTACTCCGGCAGGATCTCCGCCTTGACGACGGCCTTGCGCTCGATGGACTGCACCGCTTTCAGGCGGACGCGGTCGGAGTGCAGCTTGGCCAGCATCAGGTCGTAGGGGTTGCCGGCGGGCGCGATGGCCGAGGCCAGCGCGCCGGTCGACAGCGCCCCGCTGACGCGCTGGAAGTGGCGACGGGCGGGGCTGCTCATTACGCGCCCTCGGCCGGTGCCAGGATCTCGATGTTCTCGATCAGGCAACCCAGGTCGTAGTCCTCGACGACGTAATCGTCGTTGGACGACTCGAAGTTCTCGATTCGATCGCGCTTGGCGTTGTCCACCAGCTGGCGACGGCGGCCGCCGAGCTGGTAGTACACCGACAGGTTGTCGAAAGTCGTGATGAACACGCTGCCCGCCGGGAAGAACGGCGCAGCGACGGCGGGCAGGTTGCCCAGGCGGCGCTGCGACACGATCAACTGCGCGGCCAGCTGCTCGGTCGGCTTGTCGGTGGTGTTGACGATCGGGAAGTACTTGTCGTGCAGCAGGTCGCGCGACACGACGGCCACGAGCGCCGGGTTCGACTGATGCCAGGGCGCGATCAGGTTCGCCACGGCATCCATCACCAGCGCGTCGAGGTTGCGGTAGTCGCCGCCGGCGCCGACGCGGATCTTGTTGACCGTGCTGCCTTCCTTCAGCACGCGAGCCGGCGCATGGGTGCGGTACTTCTGCAACCAGCCGATGCCGACGTCCTGCAGCATCGGATTGGCCGCGCGGTCGGACGTGGCAGCGCGCGTGCGACCGTTGAATCCGATGGTGATGCGGTCGAGGGCCTGGCGGATCACCAGCGCATTGCGCATGCGGGTCTGGAAATCCTTGAACTTGGCCCAGGCGTCGAGCTTCGCATAGGTCACATGGCTGTCGAAGTTGGTCTGGCGGCAGTGATATCCGTTCTCGTCGACGCCGGTCGGGTCCGTGGTCTCGCGGTCTTTCAGCGCGGTGTCGGTCGTGCTGGCGATCGAGCTGCCCACGCCAAGGCCCAGCTTCGAGCCCTGCGCCTCGTCGACGCCGATGATGTTGATCTTCTTCAGGAAGTCGCTGGACTCCTGCACGGCGGTTTCCAGCTTCTGCTGGATGGACGGATCGACAGCGAACTTGACGGTCGCGTCGGCGACGCCGTTGAGCTTGGCGACCTGGCCGATATAGCCGGTGTACACCTGACGGGTGCTGTTTTGCATGCGAACTCCGAGGAAAAAGGGGAACGGGCGCGAGGGCGCGCGATCAGAAGTCGGTGAGGGCCAGGCCGGCGCCGCCGGTGACCAGGGGCGGGCGGGCGCCCGGCTGCTCGGTGTGGTCGATCTTCTGGGCGAAGCCGTCGACCTTTTCGGTCAGGGCGGTCACGGCAGCGGCCAGCTTCGTGACCTGGTCGCCGGTGGGGGCGGTGGCGAAGCGCTCTTCGTGCTGCGCCAGCTGGTCGGCGACGATCTGCAGGCCGGCGGCGATGTCGGCCGTATCGGCGTCAGCTGCGGCGGCCGGCTTCTTCTTGAACATGCCGCGCAGGCGCTCGGTGATCGACTCGCCGGCCGGCTCGAACTCGATGGTCGATTCGATGGCGGCGGTGAACAGGTTGCCTGCGTCGTGCTTGCGGCCAGCGTAGGGCGAGGCGGTCGGATTCTGCGCCGAGAACGCGAGGATCTCGGTACCCAGCGATGCCGGGCTGTCGGTGATGCCCAGGCCGACCAGGTAGGCCGCGCCGGTGTCGGCGAATTTCTCGTTGATCTCGATCGACGTGTAGATCTTTTGCTTGGCCTTGGTCAGCGCGACCAGGTCGGGCGTCGGCTCGATGGATGCGAACAGTGCCAGCTTGCCGTCCTCGACCTCTTGGGTCTCGAGGGCGAGCACGTCGCCGTAAGCGCGGAACGGGCTGTCGGGCACGATGCCGCGAATGTGTTCCAGCCAGATCCGGGCGCCGTACTTTTTGGGGTCGTAGGCCGTCGCCATCTGCGTCAGCCACTCGCGCGCGATCACGCGGCCGTCGGTGGTCGCGCCCTCGGTGGCCACGCGGAACATTTTCGATTTGTATTTCTGGTTGGTGGTCGACATCGCGATCCCGGATAGTGTTGAACACGTCCGGCAGATAGTCGCGATTCGACGAAAGCACCGCCACGCGGTGCAGTGGTAGTACCGCCCATTACCCAAGCGCCAAGCGGGTTTGCGCGTGGTGCGCCGATAGTCTGCGGGCATGTCACTGCCCGCCGCTTCCCCCGAGAAAACCGATAACCGCCGCCTCGCCAAGTTCCTCTACTGGCAGGGGTGGACGATCACGGCTGTCGCCGATCACCTCGGCGAGAAACGCGCCACGGTGGAGGCCTGGAAGCAGCGCGACGGGTGGGCTGATGCGCCTGCGATCCAGCGGGTCGAAGGCGCGATCGAGGCCCGCATGGTGCAGCTCGTGATGAAAGACATCAAGAGCGGCGGAGACTACAAGGAAATCGACCTGCTCGGGCGCCAGATCGAGCGCCTGGCGCGCGTCGCGCGGTACAGCGAGACCGGGAAAGAGAACGATCTGAACCCGCGCATTGCTGCGCGCAATGCCGGCCCACGGCGCCAGGCCGTGAAGAACGAATTCAGCGACGCGCAGCAGCAAGCGCTGCTAACGGCGTTCCGTGACAGCCTGTTCGACTATCAGCGCGCATGGTATCGGGAGATGCACCAGCGCACGCGCGCGCTGCTGAAGAGCCGGCAGATCGGCGCGACCTGGTACTTCGCGCGCGAAGCGCTCGTCGACGCGGTGCAGACGGGCCGGAATCAGATCTTCCTGTCCGCCTCGAAGGCGCAGGCGCACGTTTTCCGCCAGTACATCGTCGCCTTCGCGCGCGAGGCGTGCGACGTGGATCTGAAGGGCGACCCGATCATCCTCGCCAACGGCGCCCACCTGTACTTCCTCGGCACCAACGCGCGCACCGCCCAGGGCTACCACGGCAACTTCTATTTCGACGAGTTCTTCTGGACCGGCCGCTTCCAGGAGCTCAACAAGGTCGCGTCGGGCATGGCGCTCCACAAGCACTGGCGGAAGACCTACTTCAGCACGCCCAGCAGCATGAGCCATGAGGCCTACCCGTTCTGGACGGGCGACCTGTTCAACCGGCGGCGCCCGAAGGCCGACCGCAGAATCATCGACGTGACGCACGCGGCGCTGAAGAACGGCATGCTCGGCGCCGACAAGATCTGGCGGCAGATCGTCACGATCATGGACGCGGCCGACGGCGGTTGCGACCTATTCGACATCGATGAGCTGCGCAACTTCGAATACAGCCCCGACCAGTTCGAAAACCTGCTGATGTGCGGCTTCATCGATGACACCGCCTCGGTGTTCCCGCTCGCCGAGCTGCAGCGCTGCATGGTCGATTCGTGGGAAGTCTGGGAGGACTTCAAGCCATTCGCGACGCGGCCTTTCGGCCAGCGGCCGGTCTGGGTCGGCTATGACCCTTCGCACACTGGCGATCATGCCGGATGCGTCGTCGTCGCGCCGCCGGCCGTGCCTGGCGGGAAGTTCCGCGCCCTCGAGCGGCACCAGTGGCGTGGGATGGACTTCGCCGCGCAGGCAGACGCGATCCGGGCCATCACGCAACGCTACAACGTGACGCACATCGGCATCGACGCGACTGGCTTGGGCCAGGGCGTGCTGCAGATCGTGAAGACGTTCTATCCCGGTGTGCAGGCGCTCACGTACTCGCCCGAAGTGAAGACCCGCCTTGTCCTGAAGGCGAAGGACACGATCAGCAAGGGCCGGCTGGAGTTCGACGCCGGCTGGATCGACCTTGCTCAGGCTTTCATGGCCATCACGAAAACGACCACGGCCA